ACAATCGTGGTGTTGATTCCAACAATTTTGGTCTTCATTCCCGGTATGGAAGATGTGGTTAAAAACGGATTTCAACGACTTAATGAGTTACCAGAGTGGTATACGTATCTTTTATTCTTGACAGTTTCTGCTGGATTAGGGATAAAAGGAATAGATAAATTTAAAAATATGAGGAGCAAATAATGGCTGGAATGAAAAAGACTAAAAAAATGGCTAAAGGTGGTATTAGTGCTGGCATAGCTAAATTTAAAGGTAAGAACGGTACTAAAAAAATGCGTGGTGGTGGTTCTGCCATGATGAAAAAGACTAAGAAAATGGCTAAAGGTGGTGCTATGAAACGCACCAAGAAAATGGCTAGAGGTGGTGCTGCTAGAAGTAGGTAATGTCGTATTTAATAAGTAACGTTCCACATTTTAATTGTTGGATACGTAGAGAGTTTACTTGCAACCACCAAAACTATCACGGTGAATTTTTACACGGAATAGTTATAGCAGTAAACACAATACCAGATAGGTCTTTAAGTTTTCAAGTTGTATTTACAGGATGTGAAGTAGATTTTGAAGGAGGACCTGAAGAAAATGTACATGGGGGAGCAATGTGGGCTAGGATGCCTATACAAGCTCTAGTAGCTGACATACCATTAGATGAATGGCCCACACCCATGCAAGATCATTTAGCACAGCCGTGGGATTGTGAATCAAGACACCACAGTGTTATAACAATGGATAGAGTAAGTTCTAGTCCGTGGCTTTGCAAAATAGATAATGAGTTTCATAAAGGCAAATATTTATTTACTGTAGATTATACAGATAGTGATATAGCTGATGATCCTGCACAACACAAACAAAGTCACGTGTTGTATCTCACAGATGCAGGAGAGTGGACAGGTAATCTAGTTGCATTACCAAATAACAGAGTTAGAGCAACAAGTCCTGCTTTATGGCGAACAGGTGAAGGTCCTCCAGACTTTGCACCATCCCAATGGACACACTCTGCTGAACAGCATGAAAGTTATTTAGATCCACACGTAACATTTAATAATCTTTATCAGGAGAATGACTAATGGGTTGTGATGTTTGTGAAGGCGACTGCAGATGTGGGGATGATGATTTAATCCCTGACAAAATGGCATACCAAGTAAATAAAAGGAGAATGGCTTGGGTTTTAATTATTCTTATGGGTATTACTACTATCCTAACTTTAGCATTTCCAAACAGACTTGCAGAAGCAGAGAGTATTCTTATGACACAATACATAAGTATGTGTGGTTTAGTAGGAGCATACTTTGGCTTTAGTGCAATTAGTGGGAAAAGATAATGGAAACATTTATAGATAGACTACGTGTTGAATTAGAGATTGATGAAGGTAGAGTAGAATCTATTTATCTTGATCATTTAAATTTACCCACGTTTGGAATCGGACATTTAATTAAAGATGATGATCCAGAGTACGGACAACCTGTTGGAACACCAGTATCTCCACAAAGAGTTGTTGAGTGTTTTGAACAAGACATACGCATAACAATCATGGACTGCAAAAAAATATTTGATGATTGGGATGCCATGAAAGAAGAAGTAAAGTTAATCATGGCAAATATGATGTATAATCTCGGATACCCAAGATTTTCTAAATTTAGACTAATGATACAGGCTGTAAGAGATGGCGACCACATCGAAGCCGCAAACCAGATGAAACAGAGTAGATGGTACAACCAAGTAACAAACAGAGCCGAAAGACTGATAAGCCGAATGAAAGGTGTGGATTTACAGAACTAGAACTTATCAAACAACAAGACAGGGAAAGACATAAACTAGCCTTGTCTCAATACTTCAAACCTAGAGACAAGAAATTTAAAGGATATAAACATGCTTGACCCTATTACGTTATCTGCTGCAGTCAGTGGAGCAACGGCCGCATATAATGGTATAAAGAAAGCCATTATGATGGGTCGTGAGATTGAAGATTTAGGATCACAATTATCTACATGGATGTCTGCTGTAAGTGATGTAGATAACATTCACAAAAATGCAAACAGCCCTTCAACGTTTGATAAACTATTTAATGGCTCAATAGAGCAAGTTGCAATGGAGTCTTACGCAAGTAAGAAGAAACTCCAAAAACAAAGAGAAGAACTTAAAAATTTTTTAATAGCTAACTACGGCTTACAAGCATGGGATGATTTAATAAAAGAAGAAGGTCGTATTAGGCGAAGTAGAAGGGAAGCCGTTTATGCTAGAGAAGAAAGAAACAGACAGATACGAGACTATACCATCATAGGCATTGCATCACTCATAGGATGTGGAGCAATAGGATGGATGATATGGATAATAAGTCTTTCCGTCTAGCATTACTTGCACTTGCTTTTGCTGTTTACATTTTGCTAGGAATAAGTGAAGCAAGAGGTGAAACAACAATTTGCAGGTTAGCAAGTCAAATATTAGGGAACAAACAACGTGTATGCGTATTTATTGGAGCAAATAATACTCAATATAGAGAATATCTCCCATATGATGCAGGAGAGTGTCCAAGAGAGTATCAATGCCCCTACAGACCAAATGAAGAACCTTTTGATATAAAGAGTGTGGTAAAGAGTATAAAAGACCAATTTAGACGATAAAGGTTGCATTTTATTTCGTATACATATATACTAGAATATGAAGCAGTTGTGTAAAGAAGCGTTTGAGTTTGCTATGAAAAAAGCAACTACTGACCAACAAAAAGATCAAATCATAAAAAACTT